CACGAATGCTACTTCGGCGACGACATGACCGCGCAAGCAGAGCTCACCGGCCATAGTTGCCTAACGCCGGTCGCACAAGTTGCTGCTCAAGCCGAGGTAGGCCGTTTGGTTTTAGTTCATATCAATCCTTTAAGCGAAGACGATAAGGATTTGGACATCGATAGCGCGCAGAGCATCTTTCCGCACATTGAAATTGGTACAGATAATTTGGAAATCGATTTTTAGGCAAGCTTAGCAATCAGTTTCTGTAGTTTGCGACGATAACTAAAATGCTCGACTTCTAGACGATGCCGTGGCGTGTCGACATAGCGTATGCCCTGATTCAATTTGGGGTGAGTCGACTGCTTTAGTTTGCCAAACCACTTTGCAGTGGATGTGCTTCTTTCTTTGGCCTTTAGATATTTGGCTATTAGTTGGGCCTGATAATCTACCAGCCCCCATTGGCCGCTGTCGGGTTGGATCAAACCGGCAACGAACAGATCATCGCGGTCGGGATGGAATACATTCATAAAAAGTGCTGGTCGGTCGTTTTGCCAATTCAGATGCTGGCGTTCGATAAACGGAAAGCTTAGTCGATACCCCGTCGCGTAAATGATTAGGTCGACTGATTCAACCGTACCATCGACAAATCGCACTTGGTCGCCCGCTAGATCAGCGATGTCTGGCCGAATTGCCAAGTCGCCATGCGCCGACTGGTGGTGAAGGCGGGAGTTGATAATCGGATGGCACTCGAACAGCCGATGATCGGGTCGCGGTAGCCCTGCTAGCTCTGCAGGGCCAAGTACCCAACGGATCACCATCTTGGATGCCAGACGACGAACCCACAACGGCATCCGCATCGAAAGTACTAGCTCGTTGCATTGATCGATCGGTTGGCCTTTGAAGAACTTGGGCAACACATGGTACCCGCGCCGAATGCTGTAGATGGCTCGGTCAGCATGAATCGAGGCTTCAACGGCCAAATCGCAACCCGAGTTGCCACCGCCGACCACGAGTACCCGCTTGCCGCGAATCTCGTCAGGAGTTTTGTACTCGGACGAATGCAATACCTCGCCTGTAAATTTCCCTGGGTACTCAGGCCAACGCGGATCCCAGTTGTGACCATTGGCGATCACAACGCCGCGATAGATTCGCTCGGCGCCATCGTCCAACGACACCCGCCAGCCAGCCGAACAAGGTTCCAGCCTGTTTACGGTCGTATTGAACTGAATTTTTTCTTCGAGTTCAAAATTGCGGCTATAGTCGCACAGGTAGTCCCACACCTGGCGATGATTAGGAAACTCGGGGTAGTCCTCCGGCATCGGGAAATCGGTGTACTCGGTGAGCCGTTTTGAGGAAATCAGATGAGTCGAGGAGTAGACGCTGCTGTTCGGTTTGCCGAAGTACCAGTTGCCACCGATGTTGTCTTCTCGCTCTAGGCAATCAAACGGAATTCCCGCCTGCTTGAAGTTCTTGGCAACGGTCAACCCGGACGTACCCGCCCCTAGTATGCAAAATCGCTCCGCGGTTTTTTCAGTGTTACTGTTCGACGTAGGTTGAGACATAGCCTGCCATTATGACTCAAAGAAGCTCTGCGCTAATGGCCTTTACCAACTACCCCCTTGACTTCCTTACCTGAATACTGTACATATGTTTATGTTCGCAAAATAAGGGCGCTGCCCGTCACATTTTTTGGTAAACCGCATCGTGACCCGGACACTTACACCCCCCATTTCGCACGATCCCCGTACACTACACGGGGCGAACCTTCGTCGTTTGATGGCCCGCTTGGATATGACCCTGCAAGACGTGGTCGAGGCTACCGGTCTTGATCAACGAACAATACGAAGTCTGGTTGATGGCAATTCGCAGCCCCATGCCCGTACGCTGCACAAGTTGGCCGATGGGTTGGGCATCTCGACCGACGAATTGTTTCAAGACCCCTATCAGCCGGGTCAAGCGTTATTCGACCATGCGACCAATCCAGTAGCGGCCGAGGTAGTCGAGACACATCCCAAACTGTTTACCCACTGGACCCAAGCCGACTTCGAGGAGCTTTTTAGTCGTATGGCTGTTGGTGGCGAGCTTACTCAAGCAGGCACTCTTGCGGCAGCCCAAGAGATGAACGCGCGCCAAGAACTGCAGTATCAGGTAGCCGTCATCCTGGAGAGCGACAAAGCAAATCTGATGCGAGAATTCACCTCTCTCTTGTTTCGCCAAGTGACCTCCCTCGAATAAATTAGCACTATTGCCGGAGCACCCTTGCGATCGGCAGTGCGTCGATTCGCTCTGCTTGTTCATACGACTCTAGCCCATAAATCGTGCCGTCCTCGGCTACAAACCGATCGTCGGGCTCCAATGGAATCGATTCGCTGAGGACAATATCGAACTTCGAATCAGCCTCCCACGGTACCGCCACGGTATCGACGAGCATCTCGTCGGGTTGAATTTTCACTGGGAGCGCCGTTCGCACATACACCCAGCCAACAATCTCTGGCCCAGAACCGAGGTCGTCCCACACTGCCCGTTCGATATCGACTCGATCGTCGCAGCCGTAGGCAATGCTCAATTCGCGGGTGTCGCACTTCCAGCGACTGAGCGTGGGTAATTCCCGTGTTTTGAGGATTGTCCAACGTCTACCCTCTGCATCGACTAACACGTCGCCCAACTGGGGAGCCGACTCGCCAGTAGGCAGCGGCACATGCCAAACCGTATCGGCTTGCCGAACAGCGCCACCACTAGGCAATGCCTCTTGAGCGACCACGCTTTGACGTCGGGCAACATCGATCGTCACACTCTGCAAGGAATCGCGACGACGCAGTACGACACTTTCGTTACCGTCGATCAGGTCCTTAAAATCATTCTCAGCACTTATTTCGATCGTCATTCGGTCAGCCCTTGAGATTGAACTTCAAACGGTTGGTAATCTGCTAATTTCGCATCGCACCAATCCACGGTGCGCTGCAACGATTCGGCATAGGCGGTCCAAGACACCTGCTGTCCATCGATGGAGTAGGTTGGCTTAGGGTTGGCCCGAATTTGCTCTAACTGCGTCAATGTCAAACTACGAATCGACGCGATTTGTTCTGATTCTGTTGTCATCGTTAAATACACCTCAACTGAAAGCGAAAGACGATTTTTTGCCCCGTGACGGGCGTAAGTTCGTAACGTACTTGATATACTCCGCCGGCATTGGCAAACGCTTCGTTCAGAGATACATCCAACTCGTGTCGAAAGTTGTATCCTACGGTGTCAACCGTCCAGGAGTCGTCGCTTTGCAACGTATCGAACACCACATCTGCGATTGTCAGCGATACTTGATCATGCCCCGTAACAACCGTAAGCACCGCAGGGTCGTTTATATCGAGCTCGTAAACCGAATACTTCAACGACGAGACCGAGGCTTGGTTGATCTCTTGCCCAGTAGCGTTCTCGACTCGAGCCATGAAGGTAGCCGTGGCATTGCGAAACACCGCGGCGTGTATATCTCTTGCGACTGTCATCAGCTCATCACCTCACCGGAAAATATTGAATTGCTAAGTACCACGCCTGCTGTTGAGAATTGACCGATATCTGTCGACAACGGATAAAACTCTGTTTGCTCTGTTAACCAAGGACCGCCATACCGCAATGGCATAGCAGCTAAGGCGCCCCCGTTGGAAAAGAACACCCGGGGATGGTCGACCACGCCGGGGGTTCCGCTAGATGTAAAAAGTGGTCCTAGCCCTGGACGATTTAGCTGACGAATACAGTCGTGATGTGCAACGAGGTTTCCCGCTAAGGACGTTGACAGAATTGGGCAGCCCTTTGAGAGTGCGGCTGCCTGCTCGGCACTTACCACAGCCGAAACAATCGAGACATCAGCCAGATCTATATTGGTGGAACTGAAAATATTCCCAAAGTAAAAAAAGTTTAATGCAGTAGCAGTAACCGAATCAGTATTAACCCCCGAATTACCACCATCAAGGTAGATTGTCCGACTAGTGTCTGATGCAAATACCGCCACGACGTGCTGCCACGTGTTTGGCAACATCGATATTGCCGAAGATGCTGCCCCCGTGGAACTTCCTGCTGTAGCTTTTGCAACCGCTGCTTTGGTTGTATGACCGGCAAACAAAACATCGCATCGCGAACCGCTAGAAAAACTCACTAGTCCTAAGAGCGACGTCTCGGTATTCACATCGGGCACACGAAACCAACCCATCAGCGAAAAAGGATAGCCGGCTATGGGCGTCGCAATCGTTTGCAAAGCGTTGGTGTTGTTGAGAGATAATGCCATAGGGTTAGGCCTCGCGAATTTCTACAGAGACCACTTCGATATCACCCACCAACGTATCTCCTGCGTCTGTGGCCAAACGTGTTAATCCTACGAGCAACTGATCTCCAGTAGCCGCAGTTCCCGCCACTAGAGACAATGATTGAGAAAAAACAGTTTTCCCGCTTGCTGTCGGTGCTGCCAAAGTCAGCGTGTCGCTATCATCGACGACTGGTAACACATCAAGATCAGTACCTTCGGCAAATTGACTCACTTCAACTTTCAACTTAGCATCGTTCGTAGTTGCCGTAGTGGTAGTCCAGGTTACGATCGCAACCAACTGCCCACCGCCATAGTGACTGGGCAGCACAGATAAAAACTGTGCCGACTCGTTAGTTGAATCACCAAAACCCAACACCACAAATCCGTTTCTCATATCAACCGAGGCAAAGTTGGTAGCCGGTGGTCGATTGGAGAGCGGATCAAATAAAAACAAGGAATCGCCTGACGCCATCGATTTAGTCCTACTTCATAAAGGTCACAGAAAACAAGAAACAATGAGTGCTCGGAGCACGGCGCAAGTAAACTTGCACCGGCTCCTCGATCTAAGCTTTCACTTAAAGCACTCACCTCCAACCCAAACGCACATTAGCCAGTACACTTCACTATATAGCGAGGATTTAAGACCGCAGCGGCCCCACGTTCGCTCGCCTTGAATCGCAGCACGATGTCATTATTAAAATCGGCTTCGCTATTGATCGGAGCTTGCGTCACGGTAATCGGCCAGTTTTCCATATACGCAAACGCCTTGCGAAAATCACCGATGAACCACCACTTCTTAGCGTCAGCTGCAGCCTGACCTGTAGCTAAAATGCGACGATAAGCCAAGCGGCTTTCCTTAACCTGGTAATTCCCCAGAGGGTTAGCAGCAGTCGCCGTCGTAGACGAGCCTGCTCCCGCGTAAGCAATCTCTGACGCATTAAAGACACGATGGGCCGCATGCCGATAGGCTGGCATCACCAGTACGGTTGTACCGCTGACCAATACGGGCTCACCTGTATTTGGATCGGTCATCTCGGCGAAAAGTTGTTCAGCCGCATCTACATTGGTCCAATCAACCAACTCGTTCACCGACAATACATTTTCCCAAGGGCTTGCTACATTGTAAGTAAAGTAGCTAGATCCATTACTCTTGTAGTTGTTTGTCGCACCAATAACGACATCTAGAATCCGTTTTTCTTTGTTGAGCCCAAGTACTTCGCCCACTTCAGCTGCTCGACTAAGGATCAAGTGCGTGCGATCGAAGAAAATCGCTTCCTTCGTCACGGGTACAATGAAACCCCGTTTCGATGTCGAAGGAGTTTCGATGTAGTCTTCGCCAAAGCCAAGATTTGGATACGGCATGCCGGGAGCGACTTCGTCGACATCCTCTGCCACACGAGTAATGCCTGGTATTTTTTCGCCGTCTAACCGAGTAGGAATATGCTGGACAAGTTTCGACGCCACAAAGCCTTCTTGCTCGTAGGCATCAAGAATTTTGGAATAAATCACTTGGCCACTAATGTTGAGAAAAGCAGTCACATCGACGCCATCAGTGGCCTCGGTCACACTGACATTCCCACCTGATCGTGGATCCAACATGCGTACCCATTGGCGGCCATCTGGCACAAGTGCTTCGGCCAGATCACGGATGCTGAAATCCTCAGGGCTCAGATGCCCCTCTCGCAAAGACTCCGAAAGATGCTCAACCGTTTGATCAGCACCATCGAGATCATAGCGTCGTTTGAGTTCACGGTAATTAAGTGTCACGGAAGCAATCTCCTTTTGTATTTCTTTCTAAACTTAACGGCATACTTGCAGGAATTAGTAGCAAGAGGCCGTCTCAATAATCTGACACGTCTTCGGCCACGAAAACTTTAAGCCGCGGCTTGAGGGCCACCTCGAACAACCGTGCTGACGATATCGACAAGCGCCCGAGTGCCAGCTGTATCCACTCGTTTGACACATCGTCCCACGGCTAGATTGGCAGACGCAACGCCGATTACGTTTTGATCTTCGAGTTCTGTTCCGGTGCCTGCTTCATTTGCACCAAGCAGATCGCCGACTTCAAAGGTTGAAGAAGGGCAATCGAATTCGAACACACCGCTAGTGGCAATCCGAATTGAATCAGCACTACCCGCCGCAGAACTCTGCATAGCAATCCCAACAAACTGATCGTGAAACAATTCTTGATTGCCGACTAGTGTTCCCTGATCTGCTATTTCCGATGCAGGCCGAGCATCGTCGAATTCCAGATACATTAAATCGCCAATCTCTACGGCGTAGTCTGAGTCGATCGGGAGCACTATGGGACTCGTGTCTCCGTATCGCCAACGCATTGTGTTTGCCATCTAATTTTTCCTCCAATTTTTATTTAAAAAGATCTTTAACTATCCACTACGCAACAGCTCAATAGAGCCGTACCATCCGCTAGTTACGCAACACCTTTAATCGCTTAGCAAACTGTTGGGCGGTAGGCCCTTCGGCAATCGCCGTCGACTGCAGCGACGTTTGTTCTCGAGATCTGGGCCCGTGACCATTCGTCAAATGATTACGCCAGTGCGTTGCACTACGTACCAGCTCCAACCGTTCGAGAATTAGGCTCTCCAGCTCGTCTTCCGTCGCACACATCAATGTCTCTAGAAACGTCGGACTAACGATAGGATTCGCGTCGGCGTCACCATTCGCTGACGGAAATTCTCCGACAGGTACTGGCAGTCGATGTTTACGGAGTAAATCGACAATTCGTTGACGTCGCTGCTGGGTCGCCACTTGTGCATGTGATTCTTCAAGCTGAAAACGCAATTGTTGAATCTCAGACTGCTCGATCTCAGCCAAAAGGTCAGGTCGATGCACTTTCAGCGATTCCAGCGTGAGTACATCCCAAGGAGGTGACGAATTAGTCGACTCGCCAGGACCCTGGATCACATTTTCAAAGAGCCCGTCTGTAGTCGCAGGATCAGCGACTAGATCTACACTCACCACACGAGTAATCCCTTCGACAACGGCGACTTCTCCTTCGTGGGTCAATTTCGCCAGCACATTGTGAGAAAAACCCACGTTGTGAGGATTATGCTGAGCATCCCATGCCAATTGCTCAGCTAATACATGCTTGGGATTGAAATGCAGATCGCCAAACAGCCCTTCCCCTCTCCTTAACTCCACGCCACGAATCACGCCCAGCCGATCCTGGTAATCTCTAGGTGACAGGGGACCGTCCTTGGGGTGATTGACGTTTACCTTGGCCTCCTCATAGAGCGAAGTCGCTTGCTCTAACCCCGATTCACGATAACGACGTCCATTGCGAGATTCCAAGCCGATAAGCTTGACGCCTCTTAACACACCTTGGTCCCGATCGACCCGAACGGTCACGCCGCGGGAGTCGACATACTCTTGCAGTGCTTCTGCCATGTTGCCCTTTCCTCTTGTTGAAGAAAAATGTTGGCACAAAAAAAGCCCCGCTGGAAACTTTAGTTAAAAGTTTCCAGCGGGGCTCAACTTGATACTCGGCCGGCAATGCGGCTCAAGCTCAATACAATACCCAATTTAAAATTAGCTGACGACTACTTAGTAGACATTGCCAGCGGTCTACTCAATTATTTAATCATGCGATCGACTGCGACTCGAGTGTACTGAATATGTCCGTCCTGAACATTCACCGTCACACTCGCCGAGCCATAAAAGCCCTGGCTACAAACCGATTCGATCAGCTTGGCAAACTCGTTTTTTGCCTGGTCATTCTTTTCAGGAAGATTGTTTTTCATTGCTGCTCTCATGATGTACTAACCTTAGCAAATCCAGCGATCCATTTCATTAACTATTTTTGGCCACCTGCGATTTTCTTTCCTACTCAAACAAAAGCGAATTCTCTAAGCTTCGCTAGCCGCATCAATACCGTGCATCGCGATGTTTTTCTGCTCTTGATCATAATCCAACCCCATCCGTAAACTCCAGGTTTGTGGAGATAATAGCCCTTTTTCATAAGCAATCCGTTCTACCTGACATTCACGAGCCTGATCGCGAACCCTGAGAGACGGCGGAGTAATTTGTATATCGACTAACTGACGAACATTACTTGGGAGTCGACCTACGTCAGCAGCATTTTTCAGCACCCGCCACATGATCTGCCGGTCATCATTTTTCAAATTCGCTTGCAGTCGTTCAAACATCTTTATGGCTGGCCCCTCAGCGACCAGCGTCGAGGCGTAATTGGCATTCGACGCATCCGAAGTAAACATAAACTCCGGCATCACGAGCCGAGAGGCAACTGCCCGTAACTCAGCTTGTAATACCGTCACAAAGTTACTGGCATCGATTCCGGCTGCGGGGAAATCGTATTCTAGGCCCGCAGGAGCATCAAGGATCGTACCGGGCGCATACTGCGATAAATACTTAGTACGCGTTCCAGAATTCGTTGCTAAACTTTTGTCGGCAACAAACTGCTCAACCCCGCTCCGCGTAGTACTACGATGTTTGCGAATCAATGCAATCGCCGACTGAATCTCGGCAACCACGCTCATATTACGCAGTAGTTTTTCGATCCGTCGCAGGTTCTTACGGACTGGAAAGTACAACGGCAAACCACGTTTTACATTCGCATCAACATTCGATTTGCGGTGCTGGATCTCACTAGCATCCACCGGCTTGCCGTCGATAAAATAGCCGAGGACGGTTTCAACGTCGTTCACCTCGGTGCGAATCCCAAAGCTTGCCGCTGGAAAGTTTACTAGCTCTTTGGGTGTCTGAATTTGATCTGGCTCAACAAACCGAATGCTCGTCTGCCCCTCTGTATTAACAAAATAGCGCAAAAAAACTTCGCCATCCCGATCCATCCGTCGTACGATTTCCTGCTGCCTGGCCTGCCAGCGATTTTCTTCTAAAAACTCATCCAGCACTTGTTGCACAACACGTTCTAAATCCGCCGATGCCTCGGCTCCTTTGCGCACAGAAGCTCGATAGTTGTGCCCGGTGCCTGTGAGGTAACTGATGCGATTCTCTATTCCGTTTATTGCATACTCGTTCGTAGTCGCCAGATGTCTCGATTGTTTGCGAATGTCTGCCAGCTGCTGCTCTGAGGTGAAAGGGACGCTCTCTCCCCCAACAGGTCGGCCATTCACCGAGACCTCATCCCACCATACTTGATCATTATCCAGGTAAGCTTCGCGTGGATCAACCAACTGATCCCACAGTGCGTCACACGCTTCACTAAGCCGATGCTGCAATCCCTCGGTCGTGTTTTTCTCAATCATCTAGTTTTCCCTCCTCACAAAAATTAGGTTTTCGTATCATTCTGTCTATTAGCTACCAACGGGAATTCTGTTTCCCATTCCATCATCCACATTTCCTTGTCGACTAAATTCCTCTGCCAATCGCAATGCCATCTCCAAGGCATCCGGGCCATCGTCGTGAGAGCCAAGCGGAAAATCTCGCAGTTGGTCTACCAACAACTGGGTAGATTGGCTTCCTCTGAGAAATCGCAATCTCCGTTGAGACAGATACGGTCCCAGACGACGAATGCGAACCTGTTTATTCACATAGTTATGAATCGCCAGCGGTGCAGATTGTTGAATTCCCCTTCTAGCAAACTCCGACGTAAACTCATCTGCTAAAAGTTCTTGAAACTGATTGGCTTCCACACCAAAAGAATCAACCCGATGAAGTGCACAAAGCAATACTCCATCCGTAACCATCTGCGGCGTAGGTCGTCGAGCCAAGTCGGCTTCGACGTAGAGAACCCCCTGCTGATCGACGCCCAGCAACACCAAAGCTGAGTAATCCCCATGTCGTGCGTCCGAACCTTTGCTCGGATCGAGAGCCAAGGTTTTGAATTGCAATTGCTCTGGCCATTTCTGAAACCAAATATGCTCGCCAAAATATTCCTCAGGCCACTCACACCGTTCAGGATCGATGGGCGAACTTTGCTTCTCTCTTTCGAAGGCGGAGCGTCCTTCCTCAACTCGCATCTTCATCAACGTATAGAGATCCTCCTCCTCTGGCCAAAGCAGCTCTGTTCCTTGCACCATCTGAGCTTGATGCTCGCGAAAATAAGAAAATGCCTGAGTTCGAGCCGCAGGGTTTTCTGCGTCACAGTAAAGCTTCTCCCATTCGTCCCAGAACTCTGTATGTTCTGGCCAGCGCTGAATCGCCCGAAACTTCGACGAGTTCCACCCTGGTGTCCGATGCAACTGCATTGCCAACGCATCTCGGTGCAAGGCTGTGGCCAAATTAATAATATTGGTATTCTTCGTGCCCGCTTTGAGTAGAGTGCCATGAAACCATTGACGACTCGACTCGCGCTGCGCAGCCGAGGCCATATGCCCATCATTTTGTAGATCGTCGCAAACGATTAACGTGGGGCGGTTCTCGCGTCGGCGACGCCCTCGTAGCCGTTGACCAGTACCAAACGACTCGATGATCGTGCCGTTACGCAACTGCAACGAGGTGGCCCGCCACCTCGGACCCTGACCCGCAACCCGTGGGTAATCTTTTGCCAGGCGTTTGTTTTGTTCGAGTTCGGTTTTGATATTTTCTAGATGTGTTTGGGCTTGGTTTTTTGTATCAGAAACAATCCAGATGTAGGGTTCCCAACCTTCCATAACGACGCGCAATACGTAGCAAAGCGTACCAATTGTCGACTTGGCTCCCCCACGCGGACCAATGACGTTGATCTTCGTGCCACGATTTTTTTGAAGTCCGTCTAACTGAGATCCAAGCCATTGATGCATTTTCGAGGGAGGACGGCGGAAATGGTCTGCGAGATAGTGCCTACCCCACGATAATGTGCCGAGCGACGACGGATTGGTTGCCTCAATTTTCTTTCTGTTCAATCTTTCGCTAACAGCAGACGACAGCATAGAGAAAGACTTTTCGAATATTGAATGAAACTGACCAGCATTCTGCTTAGATTTCATGGCTCGCCCTCAAGATGGGCTTCACTACCAGCAGACTCTGGTTGCTCTTCGCCATGGAGAGAGCCCGCGATTTCAGAAAAACGTATCAGCAAAAGTTTCCGCTCCGCCTGACTGCTGACCTCATCGACAATAACATCTGCCAGTTGCTCAATGACTTGCTGAAGCTGATCTGTTGTAATCACTTCTGGAGAACGTCGGCCGTATCGCTCAGGCGCACGCCGTTCCAACCACCAAACCGAAGTACGCCAATGTTTTTCGTCCTGAGCGGCATTGCGAAGATTCCGCATGTGATTGATCTCAGGCGTTGCCTCGGCACGGGCCAACTGTTTGACGAAACTTGTATTCAGTCTCAACTCCCGACGTAAGCGAACCGTTGACCAGCCAAGATACTTGCAGGCCGTCTCGTGATCGCAACCAAGCGAGATAATCGCGCAGAATTCTTTTGTTTCTTCGTTCAAAATATTTTGACTTCCGTCTCGGCCATTTTCTGATGAACTACTCACCCATAAACTCAAACGACACCACCGCACGCCCAGCCGAGGTACGGTATCTGGTCGACATACGAAAGCGTGTCGTCACCTTTGGGCATGATCCCACTTTTTTTACGTTGACCGTCTTCCACAACGGCGAAAGCTGACAATGGCGAATCAAAGCCGGGTGACTGCTCGTTACATTAATCCGAAGCCCTTCCTGTCGATGCAACGAAGCAACAGCAGCCACCACACGCATTCCAATTCCCATCCCTTGGTAATCTGGCAAGGTGACAATGCGGCTAAATCGGCGATGGTTTTTCTTAGCGATTACCGGCAACGTCGCACAAAATGCCACCGGCTCTCCCTCCCAGGTCGCCAAATAACAACGAGCACTGGGC